TCTCAGGCGCTTCGCGCCAGCTCTCCCAAGGGGAGAGCCATTTCCTCGAAACGAAACCGCCTCCGGGTCTCCCCGGGGGCGGTTTCGTTTGCCATATTTTACACCACCAAACACCACAGCGGCGTCGTGATGAGCCGATTTCAACACCCGCGCCCCGCCGGGCGATATGATTTTTCTGCATACCTTGCAGAAAAAGAGGCCAAGACCCATTCTGTCAGGTCTTGGCCTCTTTCCTGTTTCCTTTATAGGCCGAACAAATCGGCGTGTGTGCCGGTGCTTACTAAGTACAGCTCCGTATCTGTCTGCCGATAAATCAGCAGCCAGTCCGGCTGTATATGGCATTCACGGCAGCCGGTATAATTGCCTGTTAAGCTGTGGTCTCGGTTCTTTTGTGGCAATGCGTCAGGCACTCGCAGTACATCAACAACTGCTTGCAGCAAATCCATTTTATAATGCCGCTTGATGCAGGTTTTATAATCTTTCTTAAACTGCGTGGAAGTGTTCAGTTTTAACACGGTTTAGCCCTCTGCCGCCAGTTGAGCGAAGAAGTCAGCGGTAGAGCCTTCAAAGTGTTCTCCCTCGCCGGTTCTAATCATGCTGTCCACTTCATCAATCGCCGCTTGTGTCTTGGCGTTGGGAATTTCTGCATCCTTGAGAGCCTTTAAGCTCTGCATATACGCCACCAGATAGATCAAATCATTATCCGGCATCTCATCCAGCAGGGTTCTTGCTAATTCTCTTGTACTCATAACACACCCATCCTTTCGTGTAAAGTTTCAGGTTTATAAGTATTATAGCACTTTTTTTCTTTATTGAACAGTCCTGCGTACCTTTTCCCAAAAAGCAAAAGCCCCACGACACACGCCGCTTTTCAGCGGTATATCGTAGGACTTTTTGGAGCTGGTGACAGGAGTTGAACCTGCAACCCACTGATTACAAATCAATATATTTATTCGATATAACGATTTATTTTTATAAGTTGGTTGCTTATTGGTTTCTTATTATGTCAGAAATCTTCCGCATGACCAACTCATACTCTTTCGGGTATGCAAGCTTTATGGCGCTCATGTGCTCGTCAAGCACCCGCATCAGACCGCCAAAAGGAACAGAGCTGGCAGCCGCAACAAAGTCGCTTTGCGGTTCCGTTGCTGTGGAGTACGCCGCCGCATAAGTCGCAGGCGGCAATGCCTGGGTCTGCGTTTCAGGTGCGCGTGCTTCCTCCAGCTCGTCCCGCACGGTGCAGAGGGCGGCAAGCTTATTGACACTCTGCCAGCTTGTTTCCTCGCACTTGAGCTTGCGGATATGCTCGTTGATCTCGTCAATGTCCATACTTGCCGCCCTCCTCCCTTATGCGTTGCGCAGAATGTCCGCCGCGCGTTTGTAAGCGTCTCGCTCTGCGCCGGTGGCGTCCTGCATCATGTCCTCAATGTCAGAGATCATGCGATCACGGCCATCCGTGCGGGAGTAGTGTCCGCGCACATAGTGACGGCCACGGTTGGCGTAGCTGTTGCCCCGGTTGTAACCGTTTCCGGCATCGTGGCCGAAAGTCCCGCGCATGTCAGCTTCCCACTCGCCTGTTCGGCTGTACTCGCCGCTCTCGCAGTAGTCCGCAATGCGGTGGATGTCCAGAATGATGTCCACGATCTCGCCGATCATCTCAACATCGCCCGGGGAACGGTTCTTTTTGTCGGTCAGCTCCATGAGCTCGTCGCACATTTCATCTTTCAGATGGTTCAGTTTATCCAGCATGGCTTTATCTCCTTTCTTATGCTACCCGCTCAACGATCAGGTTGCTGTTTGCAATGCTGACCGCCTGCGCGCTGGTGTTCTTAACCGCCACAGTCACGCAGCAACCGCGCGGTACCTCGATAAACGCAGCCACGAAAACATTGAAGTAATTTTCGACTGCCGCCGGGGTGACAATCGCGGTCGCGCTGGTCAGCGACTCACCGCCGACAGCCAGCGCCACGGAAATGGGTCCCACAGTGCCGCCGGTGGGAATGGCAATATTGCCGCCAAAGCTTACCTTGAAGCGCGCTTTGCATTGATTGGTCAGACCGCGCAGGGTCACGAGGCCGCTGCCCTCACGGTGCATGATGCAGGCGGGGGCTTTCACGGCGGTCTCGGTCAGGGGAAGGTTTTCACCCGCCGCCACCGTGACGGTGTTGGAGTTGCTAAATTCAGCCATTTTATCGGCTCCTTTCATAGAAAAAACGCCGGGACTTTTGCCCCGGCGCTCTGGTTTGCAAAATCAGCTCAGGGGCTGAACAGGCTACAAATTGTAGTCAGTTGCCGTTATTTGGTTATGCGCAGCCGTTACAGCCGCATCCGGTGCCGCAATTACCGTACTGGTACGGCGCAGGAACCGGGAAGGCAGGAACGGGACGCGGGTTGTAGTAGGCCAGCTGACCGCTCATGTATGCCTTGAGGGTCTCATTCTGCGCCGCCTGGGAAGCTGCAAGCTGAGCCGCAAAGAGCTGCTGGCTCTGCTCCGCGATCTTGGCGTCCTTTGCCTCGATGCGCTGAGCTGTGAGAGCGTCCAGGATAGCCCGGGCGTTCTGGTTCTGGTTGTCTACGATGTCCCGGGTCGCGTTCTGCACAGTGTTCCGGGTCTCGCAGGACTGGGTAGCCAGATTGTAATTGACGCCCTGGATAGCAGACCGGGTCTCGCAGCAGCAATCCTGTGCCTGCATCTGCATAGCAAACAGCTGCTGCATGAAAGCGGCCTGCTGATTTGCACGGCTGATCTCGGCGGACATGAAGCCGTTACTCACGGTCTGCTGGACGCCGTTGATGAGCTGTGCCTGCTGGTAGAAGCCGTCACACATACCGTTGTTTACGCCATCGATCTTGCGTTCGATGTTGGCGAAGTCGCTGGTCAGGATGTAACCATCCACGACGCCGGCGCCGGTCGTCCCGGCACCGGCGCGATTGCCGCCCCAGTTACCGCCCCAGCCGCAGAAGATGAAAAGGAAGAGCACGATGATCCACCACGAACCATCGCCGCCAAAGCCAAAGCCATTGCCATTGTTGGTATTGGCGGGCTGCACCGGCATAGTCAGGCCGATGTTGTCAGAAGAAAGAGACATTTTGTACTCCTTTCGGAATTTTTGATTAAAAGTGTATCTCAACCGTGGCCACGGTTACGACTTATTGCAAAAACTGCTGGAACTGCTGAGCCATTGCCTGAAGCTGGTTGAGCTGGTCTTGGCTCATCTGCCCGGATTGCAGGAGCTTTTGTACCTCCTGCTTTGGGTCGCCCTGAAAGTTGGCCTTGAACTGTTGGAACTGCTGCATCATCTGTCCGAACTGCCCCATAGGGCCGGGCATGGAGGATGCTTTGCCGCCGCCCAGTGCATTAAAAAGAGGGTTTGCCATGATCACTTGACCTCCGTTTCAGGTTTTGTGGGTTCTTGCTTTTCCAGCGCCGCGCAGCGAGCCGCCAGGGCGTCAAACTCCGCCCGGGTGACAAACTCCCCGCCAGGCTGTTGGACGGCCTGAGCGGGTATCTTAGCCGCCGTGGTGCGCTCCTTGTAATCAAAGGCCCTGAGCGGCAGCGGCATTCCGCTTGCGTCCGTGCTCTTGATGTAAAAGGCGCTGTTCTCGCTATCCATCAAGAGCACGCTGTTCCCGGCGGCTACCATGTAGGCTTTTGCGCCCTCTTCGCCCTGCACCCAGATGATCGGAGGCGTAGATGGGGAGCTTTGCCCTGTCGGTTGGCTCATCATGGGCGGCTGATACCCGGCATTCTGCCGCAGCTGCGTGAGCTGGTCAGGCATAGGCTGCCCGTAGTAGTTTGACATTTGATAGCCATATGGATTGTACGGCATCGTTTAGTCCTCCTTGTACCAGTAGTAGATCGGGCATTCCGCGCCACTGTCCCAGCTGTCCCACCACTTGCCATCGATGACGGCCAGAACGTGGCCGGAGCAGCCCAGTACATACACGCCGTTTGGGTACTCCCGGGCAAAATCTGCCACCGTGTAACAGGTGGTGCAGTCTGCCTCGACAAGGCGGCGCTTGAATCCGTGCTTTTGGAGGTATGCGCCCCATGTGCGGTTGGCGCTGGGCATATCGCCGAGAGCAAAGCCGGTCAGCGCCAATCCAATGTAGGCCTGCTCCCAGCTCTGCCCAGTGGCTGCTGCTACCGCACGCACGGCGCAATCTCCAACGCTGCTCCCGTGGGGGTTGGGGCTGAACTTGTTCCACATTGGCGCTTGCCTCCTTTGCGCCCAGTGTAGCAGAGCCGCCCGGCGGGAGAGACAACGAAGGTACAACGAAGGACAAAAAAGATAGCGCAAATAATTTATTTTATCGATTTTTATGTTGACAAAATAAATTATTTGTGCTACAATAAGGGTGTCAAGAGGAACAACAAAACGGAGGAACGAACGATGAAAGCTTACAATCTGCACGAGATCATGAGCAGCGCCTGGGCAATGTACCGCAAGTGGGTCGCACCTTACAAGTACAATCACAGCCGTATTCCCAGCTGCTACACTTTTGCGAGTGCTCTCAAGCAGGCTTGGGCCGCTGCAAAGACCGCTGCCAAAAAGGTCGCCGCCGGCATCGTTCGCATGCACTACAGCCAGTACAAGGCAGAGTACAGCAAGTGCCAGACCGTCGAGGGCAGCTACGACAAGGCCACCAAGACCATCGAGGTCATGACCAAGGTCCTCCGCACCTTTGAGCGTCCCGCCTATACCGCAGCTCCTACCTCTCGCCGCCCCAGCGTGACCGCTATCCGCGGCCTCTGCCCCCGCTGCCGCACCTACTGCTATGGTGACTGCATGGCATAATCCACACACTCAACTATAAGGAGGACAACAACAATGACTAAGTTTTATGATGGCAGCAAGCTCCTGAGTATTAAAATGACCGACACCCGCACCGGCATCGACTTCGAAAACGACTTCTTCGAGGTCGGCGGCCTCGAGTACAACGCCGATCTGGGCGCTTACAAGGTCGAGGACGTCGAGTATCTGGCCGACTACGCCAAGAGCTACGCCGACGGCACCAACGGCGACATCGACTACACCGTCGATGAGGACGGCAATGTCGTGGTCCCCGACTGCACCGTCGATTATGACATCGAGGTGATGTGATGTTGTACTCATGGGCGCTCATTGACCCGGACGGCAAGCGTCACGAGGTCGATGATCTGGCAAAGTGGAGCCAGGACAATGTAAAATTGTTTTTCCCGGATGCCGCACCGGACAACGCCGCAGCCCGGATCTCCGAGGGCGTCCAGATGCTGTGGTACGCGCTCAAGCACCCGGAAAGGCCTCACGGGCTGCACACTTATAAAGGGTGGACGCTTGCAGAGCCTCCACAGCCCAAGGCGCCAAAGGCTAAAGAGCCCAAAAAGCCGCTTGCCGACCGGTTAATAGGCAAAACTTTTGGCGATCTCTCCATCGTCGGCACGGCACCGGCGAAGATCATGCCCAACGGATATAAATGCACGATGGTCGTCGTGCATTGCGCTCTCTGCGGCAATGACAGGATCATGTCCTACAACTCCTTAAAAATATCAAGGAGCTGCGGCTGCCAGCGAGGACGGCGCAGGAAAGACGGACTCGCCCCGCAGCCCGTCACGCCCTCCAGACAGCCTCCCTATGATCAGGTGCCTGCTGACCATAAAGGCAAATCACTAAAAAAGATCTGCGCTATCTGCGGCAAGCCTTTTTATGCCTCTCCCAGTGACGTAAACCAGCAATGCTGCTCAAAAAAATGCAGCGCTGCCCTACGGGTAAAAAATGGTCATATCAACAACGCTGCATGGTCGGATGAGGCAAAGGCCCGCCGGGCAGCAGACCCGGAGATCCAGGCACGTATGCAGACATTGCAATCCATAGGCACTTCGGCGGCTCTAGAGTTGCCCGCAGGTCAAAAAGGGCCGCAAAATCGTGAGGCTCTTGTCTGGCAACTGATCGACCCGGACGGCAACACCCACAAGGCGGTCAATCTGCTGGACTGGGCGCGTAAAAATCATCTGCTGTTTTTTGACGAGGACGTCCCGGAGGACGTCGCCGCAAAAAGGATCGCAGCAGGATTCAGGGCGGTCGCCACATCGATCCGTGGGACTCGCTCAAGGTCACGCTCGGCATCGAGCTATAAGGGATGGATGTTGGCCGGGCTTCCCACGCCCAAAACCGCAGACGACGATAACTTTGATAACACGGAGGATACCATGCGCAAAATAATCAACGGCTCTCGCTACGATACCGATACCGCCAAAAAGATGGCCCACTGGGAGTCCGATCAGGACTACACCGGCCTCACTCACTGCGAGGAGACGCTTTACCGCACCAAGGCAGGCAAGTGGTTTATCCACGGCACCGGCAACGCGGCCACTGTGTACGCCGTCCGCCGCGGCGACGGATGGACGGCCCCCGGCGAGCAGATCGTGCCGCTCTCCGAAGAGGTCGCGCGAATCTGGGTGCTCGAGCACCTTGGCGAGGAACAGCGCGACGCCATCTTTGGCACCGGAAGTGAGGACACAAAGGATGTGCAGGCTACGGTCTACATCCCGGGTCCGCTCGCCGAAAAGATGGCAGCTCGGATAGATGCAGAGCAGTGCAACCGAAATGAGCTTATCCTGCAGGCGCTGCGGGAATATCTCAAGTAAACAAAAAAATCCCCCGATGCTCCAAACGGAACACCGGGGGATTTGCCTATCCAAGCCTTATCCAAGCATTTTGTCAATGCCTTTCAGCCGGTAGCCTATCGCCGTCCGGCTGTAATGGGTCTGTGCTGCAATGTCCGGCAGCGGGAGCCGCTCAACGTACCGCAGTAAGGCTATCTTACGGTCTACCCTCCCAAGCGGTGCACTTTTGATGGCGGCGGTCATCTGCTGTCGGTCAAGTCCTTGCAGCGCAGGGGGCAGCACTACACGAGCCGCCGCCACAGGCAGCACCGAGCCAGAAGGGCTGCGGCAGCTGTCCGGCGTTGCGCACCATAACGGTGAATTTATGCTGAAAATGGGAAATTCTCGCTGAAAGTGTGCAAATTGCGCTTACTTTACGATGGATTTGCTTGATTTTGGCGTAAATCTGGTATGTAGTGCTGCTCATGGTCTTACTCCTTACTCAGTGCCGCCTTCATGCGGTCAAAGAAAAACTGGATCACCCGCCCGATGGTCTCATCGGTGATGGCCCACGAGATAAATCTGCCCCACTTGCTGGCGCTGAGAGCGGCCCGCAGGGTCTTTGCCACCCACGCCTTACGCTCTGCGCCGCGCTTTGTCCCCTGAATCTCCTGCTCTGCCCGCTCGATGAGGTCCAGCACCAGCGGCTTTACCGCTGCGCCGTAGCCCAGCCGGATGCAACCGAGGGCGTAGAAGATAAAGCCGCCCAGCATCAGCACTGCCGCCACCGGGGCGGGGATAAGGTCAAAAAGCTTAGTTGCCAGTGCTACCATGATTGGTCACTCCTTTTAACAGATAGTTGTCGATGTCGGCGCGGCTCTTCTGCATCCCCTCGCGATTGTTGCCGGACAGCTGCGCGTCCAGCAGATTGCGCACCCCGTCGAGGGTCAGACGGCTCACCTCGTCGATTTCTTCAAAGCGGCGCAAGTCACGGGCGAGGGCCTGCGTGTGCTGAAGCTGGCCCTGCTCCAAGGTGCCGATGCGCTTGTCCATCTCATCCAGCCGCTTGTTCTGCTCGTTGTCCGGCTCCTGCGCCTTTTTGATGTACTTGTGGATGATGTCCAGCACCTTGTCGATGGTGATGGCTGCAGCGCACAGGCTGCCCAGGATGCCCAGTACCCACAGCAAAGCTTCTTTTTCGGTCATTTGCCCTCCCGGAGACGGGTCAAGCCCTTCTTACGGATGATTTTCGGGTAGTTCACCGTCGTGACGTCGAGGTCCACCGGCCCGTTGATGCCCGGCACGCTGCCCTTGCTGGTGTGCTGGTGGGCGTTGTAGGTAAACGTCACGTTGGGCGTTTTGCCGGTGTAGTCGGCAAGCCAGACGTCCCACCGCCCGGCCAGACGCTCCATCTCAAGGAAGCGGTTGGCATAGCTCGTGTAGGTGTAGAGCTGGGCGAAGAACCCCATCTTCTCGATCTGCTCGAGGTGGTAGGCCGCGAGGTTGGTCAGGTCATTCGGCTTCAGCACGGCAAGCGTTTCATCTTCCATGTCCACCGCCACCGGCATGGTCAGCTCCTTGCCCCGCAGCGCCTGCCGCAGTGCAGCCAGCTCTTCGTCAGCCAGCTTCTCAGTGATGGCGTCGGTGTAGTAGTAGACGCCAATATCCAGCCCTGCCGCTTTTGCATTGGTATAGTTGTCCTCGAAGGTGGGGTCGATGTAGGGGACACCGTTGCGGTTCCCTACGGCCCGCAGCATCGCGCCTTTATAGCCTGCCGCTTCTACCTGCACCCAGTCCCCCAGTTTGATGATTCCCTGCCACCGGCTCACGTCGATGAACCGGTAAGGAAGGTCTCCCTCCCAGCCGGTCACAGCTTCTGCCCCGGGGGGTTCGGGAGGTTCCGGTGCGGGCTTTGCCTCTTCGGCATCCTGCTTGTCCCCCGGGCCAAAGATGGCCCGCACCAGCTTTTCCAGAAGTTCCAGCAGCTTACCCATCGTAGTCCTCCCCCGTGATCTCTTTGTAACGCTCCGGGGTGATCTCACCCTCGGCCACACGCTCGGTCAGGATCTTCTTGACGGCGGTGCGGCGGCTTGCGGGCATCTCTGCCCAGGTCTTAGTGCCGGCAATGAGCCGGCTTGCCCAAATTTTATCCATATGTTACCTCCTTACAGCTTGCTTGCGGCTGCCATGGTGGCATCCAGCTCGCAGACGGCATCCTCAAGGGTGCTCATCCGCTCATCGGTGGCTGCGTCCTGCTCGCAGAGTGCATCCTGTACCTCGGCGGCAGTCTTTGCCAGCTGCTCCGCCACGGGGCCGGTCTTGTCGGTCATCCGGTAGTGGCGGTCGATCTCGTACCAGTCATAACAGCCGCCCTCGGCATCCTCCCGGCTGTCCAGCTTGCGGACGACGCGGAAGCTGTCGGTGATGGTCTGGTCGGGATACTCCCGCTCGATCTGGTGATACCCGGTCAGATCAGTGTGGTGGCTGCCCTTGGTCTTGAGGACTTCGATGCGGCCCTTTGTGCCAAATACGTATTCCATGTGATCTCCTCCTTTCTCCGCTGGCTGCGGATGATGCGTTTCAGGTCACGGACGACCCGCTCTCCCCGAAACAGCCATTGATAGAGATGATAATTGTTGCAGTGCCGGAGCTGTCCGAGGCGCGAGAGCAGACTTGCTGCCGCTCTGGGCGTGATGGGCCTCCCCTGCCGCCTGCGCTTGCGATACCGCGCCAGCGCCCGCTTGATGTGCAGCAGATTCCGCTTGCGGGGGATGGTGTAACCTCTCCCGTACCGGTAGCCTACAGCGTCCGGCAGCCGTCCTTTCGCCCGCGCAAAGCCCTGCCGGGGCGGGAGCAGCGGCACTTTGCGCTGCGGCTTTGCCACCGGGAACACCTGCCAGTCGCCCTTGAGCTTCAGATCGTGGGCGCTCAGCCAGCTCTCCACAAGGACGCGGAGTTTGCGCAGCTTGCGCTTGTTGGGGCCGAATGCTGTCATGTTGTCCATGTACCGGGCGTAATGCTTGCAATAGCCGCTCTCCCGGATGAGCTGGTCGAGCGGCTGCAAGACCGCGTTGGCGAACCACTGGGAAGTGTACGTCCCCAGCTTTACGCCGTCCCGGATGATGCGCCGGATGAGGTCGAGGACGCGGAAGTCCTTGTAGAGCTGCCGCATCCGGGCCATGACGACTTCCGGGGTCAGGCTGTCGTAAAAGTGGCGGATGTCGCCGCAAAACTCGTACTTCGTCCCCTTGCGGTCGTACTTCATCCATCGCTGGATGGCGTTCTTTTCCCGGTGCGGCCCGCGCTCCCGGATGGAGCCGCAGCAGTAAAAATCCATTCCCTGCATCATCCTGGGCTGTAACACCTGGATGAGGGCGTGGTGGACGTACTGGTCGGGCCACTGGGCCGGTTCGCTGATGGTGCGCCACTTCCGGGCGTTCGCGTCCCACCGCTGGCTGACATGGGGCTTTTTCGGTTCAAAACCCTTGATGAGCATACGGCGCAGGTCTTTCACCCGCTCCGCTTTGGTTTCTTCCACCCACGCCGTGCAGGTGTTGGGGCGGTGGCCCTTGCACCAATGGTGGGTGCGGTTGACTTCATCAATGGCAAGCAACAAATTATCATCTGAGATTAGCGTATCAAAGAGCTTTCCAGCCCTTTTCATTGGGATACCTCCTTTTAGCTGTACAGGCTTTCCAGCGCTCCCTGCGGAGTGTACTAGCCTGCTCCCAAAATGCCTATCTTCACCGTGGGGTGTGCGGCTGTCTGTGCCAAGAATCTGTGAGGTTGGAAATATCAAAAAGGAAGCGGCAGCCGATGTTCCCGTTATAGTTCGACGCGCTGTTGTAGTTGACGTAGAACAAACCATAGTTGGAGTTGTGGCTATAGTTACCACCGACGTAGAGGCACGGGTTCGACGAGCTGAAGTTCCAGTTATCGCACGAGGCCTAAGAACAAAAAACACCGGCAATGCACAGACAGTCCCATATAAAGTTCAGCGCCTTACGGCGCGGTTATCTGCGGGGGGCTGCGGCCCCCTCAGACTCCCCCGTTGGGGAGTTCCTGGAGGCGGCAGCCGATGTACCCGTAATAGTCCGACGCGCTGCTGTAGTAGACGTAGAACAAACCATAGCTGGAGCTGTGGCTATAGAGACCACCGACGCAGAGGCACGGGTACGACGAGCTGAAGTACCAGTTATCGCACGAGTACGTTGCATCATTACCGGACGCGGATGTGGGGATAAACATCGGGAAGCCGCCGTTTGTCTTGACCTTGAATGCGGACGGCCAGCCATTGGACGGAACGCCGACCGCCGTGCCATTGCTGCTGTCGCTGAACTCGGAGGGATTCAAGATGATGTTCAGGCCGTTGCTGTTGTAGTAGCAGCCATCGCACCAGTCCAACACGTTATCCCACAGGCCCTCGATGTTGCGGTACTGCGTGCCGCCGTAGGTGGCCCGGCTGCTCTGATCGGTGCCGGTATGATACGGCATCGAGTCGGTATAACCCATCGTAAAGGTGTTGCTGCTCGGACTGCATCCATAGCCGATTTTCGCCTGACTGTTCCAGTCGGCAAACTCGACGATGTACAGCAGCCAGAGCGTAAACCGCATGGCAAAATCACACTGCCAGATGGCAGAGCCGAGGCTGTGGATGCTCGTCCGGGCAGATGAGCGAGTCATGCTTGTCAGCGGGGGGCTGCCGGTCTTGCTCTTGTAGCCGCTGGCACAGTGATACCGGCCAACATAGACCACGTCCCGCTCGCCGTTGCCGTCTCCCCTGTCCATGTGAACGGGAGAGACGGAGTAGCCAGCCACCTTCTTGTCGGCGATCTTGATGCTCATGCCGGAACCGGACTGTTCCAACAGATACCAGAACTTGGGGATAGCCACCATCGTGCCGCCGGTGCGCTCGCTCTTTACCATGCCGCTCCACGGCAGACGGTCATCAAAAGGACTGCCGTAGCTCTTTGCGCCCGCAACATACGGTACAGGGTCGGTAAACTCCGCTGCCTCGTCGGTGCGGCTCCACTTGGTCGTACTCGTGCCGTCCCAGCTTGCGCCGTAGATGTGGACGTAGGCCAGCTCAAGGGGATAGTCCCTGTACTCGGTGACCTCTACGGTGGCGGTGGTGGTCTCGTCGCCCAGCGTGGCCGTTACCGTCCACGTGCCTGCGATGGGCAGATACAGCTTGACGCTGCCGCTTTCCGGCACCGTGCCTGAGACGGTCTTGTCCCCGCACTGGGCAGTGACGGTGCTGCCAGCCTTGACCGTCACAGTCAGGGTGTAGTAGGTCAGGGTCAGGGTCTTGGTGCGGCAATACTCCGCCTGCACCGTCTCCGTGGCCGCGCCGGTGCCGAGCGTGGCGGTGACGGTCCACTCTCCGTCGTGGGGCAGGGTCGCAGAGAAGCTGCCGTCCGCATCCACGCCGCTCACGTCTTTCTCGCCGTCCGAGAGGACGATGGAGCTGCCCGCCTCGGTCTGCACCACCACCCGGGGCAGCACGATGCCGCCCACAGCCGCAGCATCCGCCGCCGCGCCGGAGATGGTGAGGGTCTTGTCGGTCTCGATTTTGATAGCGTTGATACGGTCGCCGGTGGCTTTGGCGTCTGCGGGAGCGCCCTTGACTGTCAGGGTGGGGTCGGTGGTGACGCGGCCCTCGGTCTCCTTGGCAAACTGCTCTGCCCGCTTGGCAGACTCCGCAGCGGCAGCTTTGGAGCTTTCGGCGGCCTCGGCCTGCTGTGTGGCAGTCTCGGCCTGCTGCGCGGCAATGCCTGCCTGCTGTTCCGCAGCCTGAGCAGAGGCGGCTGCTGCGTCCCTGGCACCGGCTGCGGTTTTGGCGCTGGCTGCGGCCTCCTCTGCCTTTTGAGTGGCGGTGGAGGCAAAGCCCTCCACATACTCAAGGCTCTCGGCCATCGCCTCCCGCACCTCAACGCCCCGCTTTGCCTTGCGGATGTCGTTGATGTTTTCTTCGAAAGTTTTGTTCACAGGCTCTTTACCTCCGTAGGCTCGTCATAGATGACGTCCTCATCAAAATAAAAATCGTCCCATAGCCAGTCTGCACCCGCGTAGGCGGTGGCGTTGTACTTGTAGGGATTGCAGGTGCCGGTGATGGAAAATGTGCCGGTATGCCGGTCTCTGCTCTGGGGCGACACTGTCCACAGACCCACCCAGAAGTTGGCCGGGTCCTCGTCCAGTACGCAGCGCAGCCACTGCCCCTGCAAGGCGTTTTCGAGGACGCTCTGCACCTTGCGGCGCTCATCCGGCGGAGCCTTACATTTAAGGTCGAGCCGGATGGTGCGCTGGAGGTAGTGTACTTTGCCGTCCACAGCCCGGGTGAGGTCGAGCAGAAAATCGCCGCCCGGCACTTGCACAAGCTTTTTGTCCGGCTCTGCGCCGGAGATGAGCGGGCTGCCAACCAACAGGTAAAGGCCGAGGTCGTCCAAGGTGTGCAGAGAGCCGATTTTTGCCCCCATGAGCTTGCCCATAAAAATCACGCTCCTTTACATAAAGCCCTGCAGCGCCTCCGGGCGGCAGGCGGTATCATCCTGCACCCATGCGCCTGCCGCCGTCTGTCGGTATCCGCTGCCAAAGGTCACGCCGCTTTTGGACGCCGTAACGTCCCGCCGCTGGGCCAGAGCGCCGGGGAAGAGGATGGAGTAGGTCTTGCCGTTTACCGGCAGCACCGCAAAGGCCCGGCCCTTGCCCCCGGCAGCAGCCCACGCTGCGGCGTCTCCGTCGTAGGTGAGCAGCACCGCCGCATAGCCGGAGAGGTCTGTGCTCGTGGTCTGGGCCGCAAAGGTGGAGCCCGACCAGCTTTGCAGCTCGGTGCCGTTTTTTACGCCGGAGAAGGTCAGGCCGTCCGTCCCGAAATGGATGTTGGCCGTGATGCTGGCGTGGCCAACGGTCATACCGGAGGCGGGTGCGTAGTCGATAAAATCGCTGGCAGTTTTGCCCGCCTGCGTGGTGTCTATCTGCGTTGTACCTGCATACCTGCTGGTGGATGCCGTCTTTTCGGAGAGCTCGTTGGTCACGCCCAGATTTGCCACGGCCCGGTCAGTGAGGGTGCGCCGGGTCATGCCAAAGGTGTACTCTTTTTTCTCGGGGTGATCCAGCGGCTCCACCAGCTTGGTGCAGAGCATGATCACGTCGATGCTGTGGGGCTTGCTGATGATATGGGCAAAGCTGGCAAAAGTCAGCCGCTCGGTATCATAGCCCGCGTCCACAAGGTCAACGGCCTTGACCTCATAGCTCATGGTCATGAGGTCGTTCTTTTCCAGGTCCTGCACCGCGGCGGCAAAGGTGGCGTCGCTGCTGTCCGTGTCAAACTCCCTGATTTTGGAGACCACGCCAAACTTTTTTACGGCCTCGTCGTTCTGGATCCACCCGTACTCCCGATTCCAGCTGTAGCCTTTTTTCGGGAGGTACTTGTCTACGGCGCTCTGGCTCGTGCCGTTGATGCCGTAACGCTCTTCGTGGGTGCCGGTCGTCACGGTAGTCGAGCCCCACTTAAACCAGAGGAACTTGTACTTCCATTGGGTCTTGGTCTCTTCGACAGTGTGCTTGTTGCCCATCGGCCAGATGCGGGTGAAAAGGTCGTTGGTGTCGGTCTTTTCGGTGAAATCCAGCAGATTCACGCCATATTCGATGTTCTGGGCAGTCTGCCGGTCAGCCTCGTATGCCTGGTCGCAGTAGTTGAGCACGTTCATGCCGGTGGTGGAGTTATAGGTGCAGTAAGCGTAGCCGCCGTAGGTCTTGAGCACCATTTTGCTGATGATGTCCCATGTGCTGCCGTAGTCCTCACCCACGCCGTACTGGTTGCGGTCGCCGTAGCTCACCACAAGGTCGCCGAGGGCGGCAGTCACCCTTCCCAGCTCAAACTTTTTCATCTTGTCGTAGCTGGTCTGCTCCTCGTAGCCGTTGCCGCCGGAGATCTGGGAGTTGTGGGCTTTGATGAGGTATTCCAAAAAATCCCTCAGCTTGCCCTCGTAGTTGAAAGGGGTAATGCAGCTGTCGTTGAAATAGCTGAGAGCTCCCTCGCAGTAGATGACCCGGCGGTTGAGCCAGTCGGCTTCGTGGCTGAGCACCCGGCCCCGCCATATCTCCTTGCCGTCCTGATGCACCGCCACAGCGGTGGACATCTTCTGCATGGATTCGTAGCAGGGGTGGGTGCGCAGCATGGTAAAAGTAAGGCTGCCGCCCTTGCTCACCTCGCGGGTGAGCTTGGGCGACAGCACCACAGCCTGTCGGTTGCCCGGCTGATAGACAGTCAGCTTGTTTTCGGGGTCACCGTAGGGATACGCAAAAATCTCGTACATCTCAGTTACCCCTTTCTGCAAGCATCTGGATATGGCCCAGCTGGTCGTTCATGCCGGGGGCGAGAGCACCCACAATGGTGCCGTCATCCAGCACGATCTGCTGATTTGCCACGTCGGGCAGATACTGCTCCACTACGGTGCTCAGCTTTGCAAGCTGGGCTTGTATCTCTGCCTGATATTTGGGGACGGAATTGTTGTTGGGGTTGTAGGTAAAGGGGTCGCTGCGGTAGTCGTAGCCCGCAAAAGCCCGCTCGTTGCCGTACCAGTAGGCGTCTTGAATGTCCAGATAGCTCATGGCACCAGACGAGGCGCTTTCTGCCGCAGCAGGCGAAGACGAGGACTTTTTGCCAAACTTTTTGCCGAAGAAATAGCTGATCCAGCCGATAGGGCCGGTGGCCGCCAGAAGCGCGCCGGAGAGAAGCTTGCTTCCCAAAGAGCGCTCTTCGCCAGAATCCTCGCGGGCGCGGGCGTTCTGGCCCATCTTGAAGCCCACAACGCCCTCTGCGATGACGGCCAGCACAGCAAGGCACTCCGGGAAGAAGGAGGCCGCTCCGCCCGCTGCGGACGCAATGGCTTGCCCGGCCCCGGCTTCACCGGCAGCCGCCGCAGCCTTTGTACCGCCGCCGAACAGCTTGAGGATGCTGCTGACGATGCCGCCAGAGCCTCCGGTGCCGGAAAGGCCCTTCATGGCGGCGGCAAAGCTCTGCACCTCTTTGGTGGAGCCGTTGACTGCCGGGGTGATGCCGTTGCTGAAGAGGTCTGCAATGCTCTGCAGCGCCCCCTGAATGCCGCCCTGCGCGTAGTGCTCATTGATGGCGGTCATTGCATCGTCTGCCCATTTCAGAATGGTGTTTCGCTGCTCTTGCGTCACCTGTCCGAAAATGACCTTTACCACATCCCCGGCGATGGCCTTGCCGTCTTTGTTTTTGATGTCAGTAAAGAGAGACTTTACCAGCCCGAAAATGCCTTTGTCAGACTGCCCCTGGATCTCGGAGATATACTTTTCGGTGCGGGAAAGCGCAGCCTGGATGCTTTTTTCGGCCTCTTCGGTGTCGGTCTTGGTGTTCTGGAGCACACCGTCGATATAGGTATTGATGGTCTTGGTGGTCTGGGCCACGCCATCGACGATGTTTTCTTCGGTGATGGTCTCGGTCTTTTCGATGTGCTCGCTGCCGTCGGCGTATTTTTTGGTGACCTCCTGGATCGCCGTGGTCACGCCGCCCTCTACCTTGCTGGTGGTGCGGGTCAGGGTGGCTGCCAGCGTTTTCGACATATCGTCGTACGTCTTTGTGGTTTTGGTCACCACGCCGTTGACCTTGGTCTCCACCTGTTTATAGGTTGTCTCGATGCCGTTGACCATCTCCTTGCCGGTCTCGGTGGTGGTCTCGGTGATGCGGTCTTTGATGCTGCCCGCGCTGTCCTTGACCTTTTCGCTCAGAGTCTGGATGCTGGTGGTCACGGTGCCAAGGGCATTCTGAGCGGTGGTCGTAGCCGTTCTGGAGATGGACGAAATGACCGTTTCGGTGGTGGACCTTGAGCCAGACTTTCCACTGGAAGAGCTCCCGCCGCTGCCGCCGGAGGAGCCGGACGGGCTGGTTGTAATGGAGCTTTCATTTTTATCAAGCCCATACTGCTTTGCCATCCGTTCGCCGTACTGTTTCCAGTAATTGGTGTCTTTCTGGCCTGCTTTCTGGTTTTGATATTTGTTATTGAAACCCTCCCAATATACGGCGTCCCAGTCTCCTTTTGTTAGGGAGATGTCTCCACTTTTCAGCGCGTCAATAACCGCTTTCAATCCAGCAAATGCGGATTTTGCTCGGTCGGCAGTATCAGCCAAGCCCGTAACTTCTCCAATCAGTCCGGTCCATCCGTCTTTTTTGTAGGCATCCTGTGCCGCGACGGTCATATCGTTGAGTTTTTCAATGACTTTCCCAACGGCACCAGAAAGGTCTTGCGTCATAAGACCCGCCAGCTGGCTCACGTTATCTTTCAACGTGGATACCCGGCCATTCATGGTCTGGCTTTGGGTGTCCATGGCGTTGTAATATCGTCCGCCCTCTTCGCTGGCCGCGATAAGGGCCTGAGACAAAGTATCATAGCTGATGGTCATCTTCTGGACTTCCTGCACCGATTTTCCGGTGTAGTCGGCCAGGACCTGATAGACGTTGATGCCCGCATAGGCAAACTGCTTGATGTCGATGGCGGACGCCTTGCCCACGTTGGCGATCTGCTGCAAGTTTGCCGACATGCGGGACAGCTCTGCATTACCGCCGCCTGTAGCCGAAACAGCGTCGCCCAGCGCCATGATGACCTTGCGGGAGTAGCCTGCATTTTCACCGGCGCTGATGAGCAGCTGATTGGCCTGTGTCAGGCTCGCCACGTCAAAGGGGGTGCGGGCGGCGTCCTCCTGGATGGCGTCCATGGCTGCTTTGGCCGCCTCAGCACTGCCCAGCATGTTGGTAAACCCGGTGGTGTAGCTTTCCAGCTGGGCGTTATACTGGATACCGGTCTGGATAAAATCCTTGGCCGCAGACAGGGCCATGGAGCTTACGTTGGAGATGACGCCGGTAAGCAGGTTGGCTTTGGTGATGGCTCCGGTGAGAGATCCGCTGGCGGTCTCGGATGAACCGCCAAACTCCGTCATGCCGATGTTGGCTGATTTCAGGGCCGAGGTAGTCTCTTTCAGTTCGGCTCGGGCAGAGGCCAGAGCAGCTTTCAGCTCCTTGGTCTGCGCAGAGGTGCGCCCGGTCTTTTCAGCCGATTCGTTGTATCGCTTTGTCAGCTCGGCGACTTTCTGCGCTGCTTTGCTGTACTCGGAGCCAAGTTCCGTGACAGCCCTTTTGGTGCTGTTCTGCACGTTTTGGATGCTCTGCCGGTAAGCGGAATCATCCAGCGACAGAGTCGCTTCCAGATTAAATATGTTCAGGACGTTTCACCTCCTCCGCACAGCTCTGCCAGAGCCTTTGCATTTTCGGCGGTGATCTGCTCCGCCGTGCGGGCGTCTTCTTTTGTGTGCAGCAAAGGGAAATGCCTGGAGGCAAGCCCGGAGTAAAGGGGCTGGATGCCGAGATACTGCCCGATGGCGTCGGCCACATAGTCCCGGAAAAGCTGTGCCTCCTGATGCCTGCGCACCTCGGCGCGGATATGCTCCATGATGTACGGCTTGCCCAGCAGCCGGAGCATATCCAGCCGGATGGTGGATACCAGCCGCCGGTAGCCGTCCGCGCCGATCACATCAAGGACTGAAAAAAATCCATGAAATCCACATCCCGGAGCGCCCGGCTCATGGCAGAGGCCAGCACCCGGGTAGGCGGCTGCTCCTCGTCCTTGTCCAGCACCACGAACAGGGGCAGGATGCCGAGGGTGAGGTCTGCCTTGTCCGTGTAAAGCAGCTTGGTCATGTCCACGGCGTTTTTGTTAGCCTGCGCCCGGCGCTTTTCCAGCCGCTCTGCGTCCGTCTCCGTGCCGGTCAGTTCCGGCTCGCGGCCCAGAATGTCCATCACGCCGGAGTCTGCCACGTACTTTTTATAAGCCTGCGCGCACTCATAGGTGCGCTTGAGATATTCGGTGCCGTCGAGATCGATGATATTGCGCATATGTCCTCCTTAGTCCCCGGTCGGGGCCTTGACGATCGAGTAAAATTCCATGGGGGCTTGAGTGGGGTTTTCCAGGTCAGCGTAGCCGGTGAGGGTGATCTGCATGGAGCCGCCGCCACGGTGCGCCGTCTTGAGGCTCAGGCCGCCGGAAGAAAGGGCGTTGAAAATTTTGCAAACCAGAAAGCCGCCGCCGATCATAGGGCCAACCCAGTACAGCTCCCTGTAGTCCTTCAGGGCAGCCTCGATGCGGGGGACCACATGGGTGGGGTCGTCCGTGTCGATGTCAGCCGTGCCGATGGCCAGCTTGAGCACGTCGGGGCTTGCGTTGGGAGTGGTAAAGGCGATGGTGGCGGTGGTTCCGGTGATCTCATTGCCCTGCTTGGTGTTGGTGGGTGCGTTGTCGATGTCAGCCAGCGTATCCTCCATGCTGTTGCTGTAGGAGATGGTCACGCCGCCCTGCGTGGCGCATACGACATTGGTGCTGTCGATTTTGGGGGCGGAAAGGTCAAATGTGGAAAGCAGATTGCCGGAGCCTTTCGGGATGCTCTTGAACGCATCCGGGGTCAGCACATTGACCGCGAACTTTTTCGCCAGAGTTTCAGGCATAAATAATCCTTTCTCACGGGATAAGCCGTGTAAGCTCAAAGTTGAGGTATTCGCACAGATAGCCCTCGGGCGGGTTGTCGAGCGGCTGCGCCCACGGGCTGCCTGTGCGCAAAAGAATAGCGCCGCCCTCGCATTCGATGGTCAAGCTATCTGCAAGGGCTGCGCTTATCTTGTCTTCGGTCTGTAAAATAGGCGTCCGGCCTTTGGCACTCGGGTACCAAAGCCGGGCGTGGAAGGTGCCGGACTCATTCCAGCCTCCGGGAATTGTCGGCTGATAGGTCAGATACGGCAGTGTTGCGCTGGGTGGAATGTTGTCTTCCAGATAGCCCGGGATGCCAAACCCGTTGAAAAACGTGTTCAGCGCCCGGTTGATGCTCTCAGACGGCCCCATCACGGCAGCACCGCCTTTTTGCACTTCACGGCCCGCAGGCCCATGCCGGATTCTGCCGGGGCGTTGCCCTCATCGGCTGCACTCGTCACCTGAAAGGTCTGCCCGTCGCTCACCCGCTTGATGTAGTCCGGGAAAGCCAGAGGCACACCGGTGTTGACCAGCAGCGTATAGGTGGACGCTGTAGCCGCCTGCTCTGCAACCTGAGCCTCCACGGTGGTGTCGTGGCGCTCTACGGCCTCAAATTCCGGGCCGTCCGTCCAGCCGGACACAAAGCCGCCGACGCCATCCGGCTCATAGCTGCGGGTCTGGAAGCAGAATTTTTTGGTAAAGCTCTGCATCACGGTGGATGCAGTGAACGGATTGACCATGTCACATCTTCCTCCACTGGTTGATCTCGGATTTGTAGCGGGCCTTACCGTCAGCGGGCAGCCCGTCCGCGCCTGTAGCCATCGTGCCGGACCACCCGGCAAAGGACTGGGACACATACACGCCGCCGGCGGGCAGCGCCTTATCGTATGCGTCGATTTTTTCAGCCAGCGCCACAAAGGCGGGCGGCACCCGCATGGGCTGTACCGTGCCGTTAAAGGTCTCGGCAGTCAGATCGCCGTCCCCGGCCTTGTGCACGCCGTCATTGAAGATGGATCCGCACACGAGGAAATACTGTCCCGGCACTACCCCGGCGGGCACGGTGTCCGGCTCAAAGGCAAACTCCCCGGCAATGGGGTCGTCCGCCCGGTCAAAAAAATTGTGCGTGTAAACGCACAGCTCAGGGACGGTCATACAAAGTCACCCCCTTGCAGATCAGACCGATTCGCCCGGGGTAATGGTCTCGACCGCGATGCCGTCGATGTATTCGGCAAACAGGGTCATGCCCATGACCGCAGTGATGACAGTGACAAAGGTGCCATAGTCGGGGCGGGTGTTCACGCCCACGATGCCGGTGTTGCTGTCCGTGGTAAGGCGGAAGCCAGCACGAGCCCAGTCGGAGTTGGTAGGATTGACGTAATACAGAACGATATTGTCCGCAGGAGTTGCGATCACCTTACCGCGTGCAATCTCGGTTTCTGCCAGCAGGAAAACGGTCTTATACCCCATGAAGTTTTTGATGTAATTGAAACCGAACTCACTCTGCTCGTTGATGACAGCACTGGTTCCCAGGTACTCGTACACGTCCAAAACATTCACGAACGCCACAACGTCGGTAGCAGTACGGTGCATGGTCTTGAACTTGTTCAGGACGCGGCCTTTTGCCATTGCCATTGCTTCCTGAAAGGTCTTGGAAGTGCCCTTCAGTGTGCCGGTATTGAGGTACTTGTAGAAACGTCCGGCCACATCGGCGGTCAGGTCGTTCAGCATCTCCTCATCGGTCATCTGAACAGCGTTCTCGTAACCATCCTCAAGGATGGCTTCTGCGGTCGTACCCTTGGCCCACTTTTCGAGGGTGATTTTCTCATAGTCCTTGGTCTTGACGGTATACTTGCTGTAGGGGATCTCCTCGCCCTCGCCAACTTTTCCGTCCTGCAGGGTACCCTGTGCATACTTGCTCTTCAGCACCGTGTTGGGAAGCATCTCAATCTTGCGGGATACGCCCATAATGTCGCGCAGATGTTCCCAGTTGCGGCCGAAGCGGGTCACGAAGTCGATCTCGCGTGCAGTGGTCTGAATGTCAGCGGCCATCACAGTATTAGTTTTTGCAGGCATAAGTTAGTCCTTTCCATCGCCTGTCCCATTGAACAGGTCGATATTTGCTGCAATCGCGGCCTGCCGTTCGGTAGAATCCTTGATTGCAAAAATTTGGTCTTTGGTCATTTTGGAGCCGGTGTTGGTGGGCGGGTTGTCCACCTTCGCGCCGGTGGTCGTGGTCGTAGCCACAAAGTCGCCCCAATCAGCTTTCAGGCTGTCGGTGTGCTTCTTGGCGTCCTTGACGTTGCCCTTTTCGTCCAGCTCCAGCTTGTCGATGTCCTCGCCGGACAGCCGCACAACGCGGTCTGCGTACTTGTCCAGCACCCCGGCGGTCTTCAGCAGCTCCCGGAATTTGGCTTCCTTGGCTGCGTGGGTGTCCTTCTGGGTCTGCTGGGCCTTGTAGTCAGTCAAAGCCTTTTCTGCGGCCTGCTTGCCGCCGTTGGCCTCGTCCCGCTCTTTCTCGGCCTGTGTGCGGGCTGTTTTTTCTGCATCCAGCTGGTCTTTGAGATCGTCCGTCTCCTTGTGCAGGGCGTCCAGAATGGCTTTCGCCTTGTCATCGTTGGAGGTTTCGGTGTTCTCCAGAATCGTGCGGATGTCAGCTCTTTTGAGTGCCATGTGATAGTCCTTTCTGCCCATGCTCGGGCTGCCATGCTTGGCAATAAGGTTTATTTGCCGGACGTGCTGCCGGTGTGGTGCCGCCTGTGGGGCTTGAACCCACGCCCCCCGGATTACAAATCCGGCGCTCTGCCAACCTGAGCTAAAGCGGCATAAAAAAGCGGCTGACGCTGTGCGCCAACCGCTGATGGTTTAGTTTTTAGTCGAAGTCGTATCTCTGAAATCCAACATTGCTCGTTTTCATAGTAAGGGACACGCCAACCAGTGCGCTGCCCTCTCCCAGAACTCTATCGCAAATTTTTTGGAGTCTGGCTCTTGCTTCGTCGATTTCAAAGCAAAGCCGTTTATTTGCATCCCTATCGTTTTCGACCTTCAGCTCTCGAATTTGATTGGAAATCTCAAGCTGCCGCCGCTCGCATTCCTCAATGCCTTTTTGATGCTTGAGCTGTTCAATACGCAGCTTTTCTCGCTCTTCTGCCAGTTCTTCAATTTTGCTCATGCTTATACCTCCTTGTTTCCTTCTTCCACCGCGATCTGCCGCAGTTCATCAATGTGATCTTCCACCGCCGGGCGGAGGAATCCTTTACCCTCGTTGGCTGCTCTCATACCCCGGGTAAAGTGCCACTTGCCGTTGAAGTCCTTCCAGACCCACGGCGTTTTGCGCCCGTTGCCGTTTGTGGCGTGAACGCCCGTGCCCAGCTCCACATAGACGCTGTAAAACAAATTGCTGCCGATGGTCACGGTCTTTTTTGCAAGGTCGAGGGCATAGGTCAGGCTCTGCTTGAGCGCGCCGCCCACATAGCCCTCAATATGGGTGCTGTTCTCTGCGCCGGTAGGCACAAGCAGTTGGGCGTAGTCCTGCACCGTCATTCCCCAGCGGGTCAGCACCCGCTCCGCCCATGAGTCCAACGCTTCATGCAGCTGCGGGGTGTTGTCGGTGAATTTGATGTTGTATTCAAATTTCATTTATCACGGTTCATCCATCCAAGCTTTACTTTTATTCTGATTCTAGCAGTGTATCGCAAAGGGTGCAGGCTTCCAACAGCCAAGGTGTCCTGTACCCACATATAGGACACTCATACCAGCCGGGTTGAAGCGCATCGCTAGCATCAACATGGCGCCACGCAAGTGGTTTTGGCAGCGGAATGCCGAGTATTTTTGAAGCTTTTGAAGCATTCATGGCAGCTGTGATGGAATCCCTAGCCTGCTTCAGAGGGTCATATTCTTCGCGTTTTGAAAAATTGGCTGTACTCATTGCTTTTCCTTCTTTCTCTTTCGCTCTTCTGCCCACCACATCTGTTCTTTCTCTTTTCCGCCCTTGGATTTATACCACTCGGTGTAATCCATGACGGGTGTGGTCTCTTTGGTCACATTGTCTCGCTGCATGGCGTTCTGCCGGGGATACTTGCCCAGTACAGAGGACAGTACGCAACGGCAGTGGTAGACCATCTCCGGCGCTGCGTTTGGGTCGCCGGGGCGCTGAATCTCGTAACCCATGACCTTGAAAGGCTCGTCAAGCTCTGCTGTCTGCTGGTCAAGCAGGCGGTGCATCTCACGGGTGCGGTAGTCGTGGGTGGAGTTCCACCGCTTTTTGACCTCAATGCCCAAATCCTGGGCGTTGCGCATCTGCTGCAAAGCACCGGCGTTCTGGGCACTGGTAATGGCTGTGATGGCGTTGTTCATGGCCCAGTGGATCTCTGTGTCAGCCATGCCGTTGACGGCCTGCACGGCGATGTCGTGGACGCTCTTGCCCTGAATGATGCCCTGCATGACGTAGCGGTTGAACACCCGGGCGTCATAGGTGCGGTTGCTCTCGCTCTTGATGCGCTTGTTGGGCACCATGCGGGGATTCTCTTTCAGCAGGAGTTTGACCGCTTCGGTGTTGTACAGGGTCAGCCCGAACGTCACGCCTGCGGCCTGTTCCAGCTCGTAGAAAGTCCAGTTTGCGCCAAAGGAAAAGATGTTGTATTGCTCATCCCGGGCTAGCTTGTAGGCCGTCTCTTGGGCTGTGGTGCAGGTCTGCGTGATGCCGTCCAGCTTTGCCTGCATCAAATCAGATTGAAAGACCTGATTCTGCAGCCAGATGCGGTAATCCTCTTCGGTGATCTCGCCTGCATCCAGCTGCGCCCGCTTGCGCTCGTCCAAAGCTCGGTACTTTTTCAGAAAATCGGTGAGCTGCTTTTGCATCTCCCGGCGGGCAGTGCCGTACACTCTCAGGATACGGCGGCGCAGGCGGTTCAGCTGGCGGGTGGAAATGCGGTCACGGTCAGAAATCATGTTTCATCACCGTTGTCATCCTCGTCATTGTCCACGGTCTCCCGCTCTTCGCTCTCCGCCATCAGCGCGGCCTTGGCCTGCTCCTTTTGTTCCGGGGTCAGGTTGGGCAGCAGGTCAATGGCCATGTCCTGCCCGATGATCGGTGCCTCGGAGATCACCGTTGCGACCTGTTCGGCCGTGTTTGTGATCTTGCTGCGGTTGAATGTCAGCATAGCGTTTTCAAAGCCAGCCAGTGCGCAGATCTGCCGGATGAACGGCTTGACCTGCGCCTCGAAGTCGTCCGCGTTCTGGTTCAGCGGTTCATAGGCTGCATCCAGATGGTCGTTGGTGCTGTCCGCGCTCACGCAATGCACGTCCAAACCGCCGAAGTCCTCATAGACCCGGGTGTGGAGCAGCTCCAAAAGAGCCTGCCGGGCCGTCACAGGAATCTCGGTGGTGTAGGGGGCGATCTTGCCGCCCTCGCTGGTGTCTGCGCCTGCAATGTGGTACAGATTTAGCTTGACAAGGAACTCTTGCAGCTCGTCATCGGTCATGCCGTTGAAGTTTTCGCACAGCCAGTAGATCTGCGAAAAGTCCTGTAGGTCGTTGCAGAAGCCAGACATCACCAGATCGGTGTTGTCGATGTAGGCTTTCAGGCCCACAAGGGTGCTCTGGTGCAGGTCGGAGCCCCACAGCGGCACAATGGGAAGAGCGCTGTAGTTTTCGCCCTCCACGCTTTCCAGCCCGCCGCCGGGTGTGGTGACGGTCACGCTCTTGTATGCCTGCTTCGGCGTTGTCTCCTGCATCACATTGCCGATTTTGCTTTCCGTATACTCGGTAAAGCCGTCCAGCTCGTACAGGATATAGTGCATATCCGTGTCCGGGTTCAACCGCCAAAAGCGCACACCCGCCTGCAAAAGGCCTGTTTTTTCATCGTACAGGGGCGCGAACTCGGTCAGCTTGAAAATCACCAGATGGTCGTTGTTCCAGAATCCGAAGCTCTCACCGTGGATCAGGGCGAAATATCCGGCTTTCTGGATCTGCTCGTCAAAGTTCTGCCCAAGCTTGCCCTTGTCCACGCCATCGTCCGCAAAGACCACGCCGTTGCCGAGGGAGTAGGTCGCCCGCTGCTTGTTGAGCCGCCGGAAAAGATTACTCTTGACCATATCGGGGTGCAGGACATCCTGCTTTGTGTTTTTGGACAGGCGTTTCAGCATCAAAGCGTAAGCCTGCGCGAAGCGTTCAGCCCCCGGGTTTTTCTGGGCGTCGTACAGATCAGCGTCCAGCGCCATTCTGTAAGGTCCGGAACTGCAGTGCTGCTGCACGAACCGCCGGATGAAATCAGGCTGTTCCCCGGCGGCTTGCGCCTGCTGGAAGGTCTGGAATGTGTATACAGTGCTCAAAATCAATCCCTCAGTTTCACAAGGCGCTTTGTGCGCACGAAATAGCGGATAGCGTCCATGCAGTGGTCATTTACCTTCAGCACGGTGTCGTCTTTGTCCGGGTCCCAAGCGTACACGCCGAACTCTTCCAGCGTGTGCTTGCAGTCTTTGTAGATCTTCAGCCGTCCGGTCTGCAGCATGGTCTGCACGTCCAGAATGCCGCTCAGGACGTCGTTATTTGCGGGGGTCTGGGTAAAGCCGTTCTTGCGCAGTTCCGTAATCAGGGGCAGGGCAGAGGGGTCAACGATGATCCTCTCTGGCTTGAGGCCATTCAGCCACGCCTTGAGGTCTGCAACATACTCTCCCACGGTCTTTTGCCGCTTCTGTTCGCGGCCACTGTAGTAGTACTCCCGGGTGACGATCCAGCAGTCTGCATCTGCCTGCTTCTGGAACAGCAAAAAAACCGTTGCGTTCTGGGTGCCAAAGTCGCACGCCACATAGGCGCTCTTTGGAGACAGCGCCGGCAGCTCATCAACGACGTGCTTCTTGCGGTCGAACATGTCATATACAAGGCCCTCGGCCACCGTCCACAGGCCCAGAATGTAGCGCTGATAGAAAACGCCGCTGTACTGGCTGCGGTATCTGGCCTTGATGTCCTCGGAAAGTGACAGATTGTCGTCCATCGTAAAGTGGAGATACATCATCTTGCGGGAGCGGCATTTCCGCACCCACTCCAGATAGAACCAGTGCTGTGGGCTGCCCGGGTTGCAGTTGAACCAGAACTTCGACCCGGTGACAGAGCAACGGGCCGTGGCCTGGTTGACAAAGCTCTGCGGCATCAGGGCCACCTCGTCAAAGAATGCCCCGGCCAGCGTGATGCCCTGGATCAGGTCTTGGCTGCTCTCGTCCTTGCCGCCGAAAAAGTAAAACTCGTTGATTCTGCCGCCCTTGCTGACGGTCATGCAGTTTTCTGCCCGATGCTCCTTGACGTTGTAGCCACGGGCCGCAAGCTGCTGCTTGAGCGTACCAAGCACGTTGCGCCGGAAGCTGGCAATAGTTTTGCCGCACATGGCAAACTGCTGCCCGCTGTAGCAGGTCATGGCCCACTGTACGAACGAAAAGCTCATGGCAAAGGTCTTGCCCGAGCGAATAGCGCCATCTGCAATGATGCCGTTGTAGCCGCTGTATGCGCTCTGCGGCGTCCACCAGCTCAGGACCTGCTTTTGCCGCTGGCTGAGGGCTTTCCAGCGAAAACCGTTACTTTTCCGCATTGTCGTCCTCTTCCTCTGGCAGTATCTCCACGTCATCCGGCGGGCTGATGTCTGCGGCAGCGTTCAGGGCCTCAAGCAGGCCATCGTCCGGGACTTCTATGCCGCTCTGGTCTCCCAGCATAGCAAACTTGTCCACGATGGTGCCGAACGCCGTGGACAGCTGTGGCAGTGTTGCTTCCGCGATCTTGTCTGGGTCAGCCATCGCTTTCAGGTACAGCCCGAGAAGCTCTTGTGCTTCTCCTTGCTTGCTCTCCATGTAAGAAAGCATGTCCTTCGAGTTTTCCCGCTTTTTTTGTGCGCACAAGCGCGCACTCTCCGGGTCTTCCTTTACGACTTTCTTAACGGTCGCGTCTGAAACATCATTCAGCTTTGCGGTTGCACGGTAGCTCTGGAGCTGCACATAGTCCGCAACGATCTTCTTTTTTTGCTTATCTGTCAGCCGCCGTGCGCCCACCGCCACCACCTCTCTAAACTCATGCAAAAGAAAAACCGCCCGGAAAATCCGAACGGTCAGAATATCAAAATAAGAGGCCTTGCTTGTCGGGTGCAAAGCCTCTGCGCCCGGAACTTTCGCGGCCGGATGCCCCGCTATTGCACTCCCCGCTCTGGTCAGATCATGCAAGCACTCCCGGCAGGACTCGAACCTGCAACATGCGGTTTTGGAGACCGCCGCTCTACCACTTGAGCTACCGGAGTATAAAACACCGCCCTTGGACTCGAACCAGCCAGCAATATCTCAGCTGACACGCGCTCCGTACTGCGCTCAGGCGGCCATATAAAACAGCCCTGGTTCTCCGCCAGGGCTGTTGTTTGACGCACATCCCATCGGGAAGTCTACCCACACCCTCAGGGATTCAAAGCTTTCTCTCGTGGCACGGGAGGTTAAGCGTGCAGCTTTGTGGGGGATGAGTCCATGCGTCATACGGTGCGAGGTTACGGAGTCGAACCGTTCCACAAAACTGCTAGCCCTGTTATGTGGCTTCCCAAACCTCGCATAGAAGCAGCCCGCAAAACGGTGAAGGAGAACAGGAAAGCATGAAAACCTGTCACAAGGAAGGAACCGTTTTGGGGGGCTGCGTGGCAAGCGGCTACCGCTTAGCGCTGAACCGCTTATTAGAATTTTACATCTAAGCTTACAGACTTGAAAAGAGCTGACCCCTTCCAAAATCACGCTGTGTTTTCTTGTGCATGTTGTACACTTTGCACGTCAGAAAACTCGTCCCATATCTCGGCCAGGGCCATGCATCCGCGTTTGATTCGCCGGTAGACCACATCTGCCCCGCACACGCCGACTTCTTTTGCGATTTCTTTGTGAGACTTGCCTATGACATAGTGCTCGCAAATCGCTTCGGCGCATTCCGGCTCGGCTATCAGGCAGTATGCCCGCCGGGTGGCCTCGACACGCAAATTGCACAGATCCGTCTCCATCCTCTGAAGCTGTCGGCGTTCGGTGTCCAGCTGCTCTACAGCGAAGCCCACCTTGTCCCCATTGCCACCACCCGCAGGCATCCCGCTCAGGTTCTGGGTGCATTTTTCGGCCACGTCCCGGATGCGCTGTATTTTTTGCTTCTGGACTTCGATATCTGCCGCAAGGTCGCGGCACTGCTGAAACCACGCCTTGACGGTCTGGTAGTCCGCGCCAATGTCAGGCTTTGGTGTGTCGGAGTCAGGTATCCATGTGTGGATCATGCGTGCTCCTTTCTTTGAAATCGCAGCAATATTCAGGCGGATTTATGTATCCTTCGTCTTTGTCGCTGCCCTGACAGATATAGTGATATCCGGATTCTGACGCCCCAAATTTTTGCTTTAAAAATACGCACCGGTCGCAAAGGCAAGGTTTCTTGCGGTTGAGCCACCGCTTGAAATATTCAATCGGGTCACCATCACTAAGAATAAACCAGATGAAAAGCCCTGCAAGTGTTGCCATGAGCAGCGTGCTTGCAACTTCAAACAGCGTATTAAGCATTTTATCTCTCCATTTCTTCAATCTCAATTTCCACCCGTGGTTTCTCCCGGTCAAGCTCCACCCGGCTACCATCGTGGGCGGCGACGATGCGACTGTTATCGTCTGCCAGCACCCGGGCTTTTACCAGGATGTCTGTGGTCGCCTCGATGAGGTTTGCCAGATCGACCCGGCGGGCTGTCTTCATGTAGTACACGCACCTCACGTTAACGCGGGCAGAGATAGGGCTGCGCGGCCTTTTGATTTGCCGCAGGCAGTCGGTCTCATAATCCACGTAAGCCTTGCTAGGGGCCACAAAGCGCCCGCCCGAGCGGCTTTTGAGGATGCGGGCAGAGTTTTTCTTGGTGCGCGGGTCGCCGTAGAGGGTCAGCTTCATCTGCCGTCCTCCACATAGTACCAGCTTTGCGGCGGACGTTCGATCCCGAACGCTTCTCCACGGCAAATCAGCTTTTTTGCGTCCCATCTGCGGCAGGTGCAACAGTCTCCGCGATGCGTACAGGGTTGTATCGCCCAAAAATCTTTAAGCTTCACAGGCTTATCGTAAAATTTAAGTTCTGAAATGTGCCAGAAAAACAGATTGTCATGAAGTCTGTTTTTGGATGCGTAACGGTGCAGTTGGAAATATGGCACACATGAATCTTTTGTAAAACATTCATCCAGTCTGTCCTGATATGCCGGATATGGAATATCGACCTCTTCAATGGAATCACAGACAAACTCGCCAATCACCTTGCCGTTCATCTTCTCCATCCCGATTTTGGGCAATTTCATGCTCCAGTCATATGAACGGGTGCAGTAGATGTATACCTTGAACGGTGTGTCAAGTTTTGGGCGGGTTCTTCGTACCTCAAGGGTTTTCTTTCCGCTCAAAATCAGCTTGCACCAGTTAGGTTTGATGCTTATCAGAACAGCCTTCATTTTTTCATCATCCCTTCCATTGCCAGCTGCTCGCACTGCTTTTCAGCTTCCCTGCGTTGCTGGTCATACTCAAACAGCATATCTGCGTACTCATTGCCCACCCGGCGGATGGCCGTTTCCAGCATCTCCGTCACAAGGTCGTGGTACTTGTCCGCGCCCTTGCGGCTGTTCCTGGCAGCTTCCCGGGCTTCCAAAAGGTCGGTGAGCTTGTCCCGCCTGTCTGCGGTGATGTCGCCATAGCCGTAGGCATCCTGGATCTGCTCCATGCTTTCCCAGCCTTCCAGCTCAGCAAATGGGTCAGCTTCAGCCTTTGCCATGCTGCGGGCTTTGGTCTTTTTCTTGACGTACCGGGTCAGCCCGTCCTGCATCACGGCGCGGGCATCGTCCATCGCCTTGCGGACGGCCTTGACCTCCCGCTCCCTTTTGAGCTGGTCGGGCTGGCTGGCCCACTCGGCCATCAGCTCAGATTTGGTTTTTGGTTTCATCTGTCCGCTCCTCCGTTCGCTCCCATGTACTTCTTGCGGCCACGTTCCCGGTGGCGGTCCTCGTGGTCGTAGTGGTAGACCTTGCCTGTGTCCAGCATCTCTCTGGTGTAAGCGGCTTCTGCGCCGCGCTGGCGCTTAAACTCGGCGTACTTGGGGCATGTGTCGTGGCACACCGGGTGACGAGTGGGGCAGTCTTTACACGGTGTCATCGTCATTTTTCAGCACCTTCGGCGGCATCGGCATCCAGCCCACCACGGGGCGGTCTATCTGGTTGTTGTAAACGTCGTACGGGTTGAAGTGGCGGTATTCCCACCAGCCTTTTGGGATTTTGTAGTCGTCTCGCTCCTCGTCGTATGTTCCCCAATCGGGAAGGTCTTCCCAATACCATGCGCTATCTTGTAAAAAAACGCTCCCATCTTCATAGTGCGCTGTCGTAATACTGTATCCGTCAATATCGTTGCGGTACAAAATCAGCACTTCGGTTTCGACTTCCGGAGGGTCCTTTTCAGGGTCGCGCCATGCGGGAAAGATGTCTTTTCCCCGCAAAACAGGAAGTTTTTCAACCTTTTCTCGTGCCGTACGGAGGGTAAGCGAGATAATGTTCTCTGCTCCTACCTCCCCTATCGTGGTATATTCCAGGCTCTTTAACACAGCCTCGCGCCGGATGTATTCAGTCATTATAAAAGCCCTCCATTTTGCGCCCGCAGCGGCAGCAATAGGCATGTTCCGCGTGCCGGTCGAATGTTGTAAAAACCTCTTTGCGTCCGCAGTTCCCGCACTTGCACTCCGCACCATCTGCCATGCGCCGCACAATAATCCACTTTGCCGTCGGTCGCAAGCTCTCCGGGTCAATGGTGGGCGCCTCGCTCACCATATCTGCGCAACATTCAGCGGTGCTTTCGCACTCGTTTGTGGTTTCGCGTCCAATATACAGGGCGTATTCTTGCATTTCTTTTTCAAGAGGGGTTGCGTTAATCAACCTCACTTCATCCATTTTTCAGCACCTCCGTTCTCACCGGTTTGATGTCCCGATACTCGGGGTAATGGTCGCCCGCCAGCTGGCAGGCCCTGAACTCTGCCGCAAACTGACTCGCGGCGTTGATGCGGTATGTAAGCGCCGCGTTCCCGTGCGGGCCGCTGCACTCTACGATGACTTTGTATCTAGGCATTTCGTCCTCCGTTCTGGTTTGCCTACCCAAGAAGCTTTCTTTCTTTTCTGGACTTGAGCATCCGGGTGCGGGCAGCAAGGCAGTGCTTCGCCAGCATCTGCTCACCCTGGGCCTTTTCGATGGCCTTTTTCCACGCCGGGAGAAGCTGGCTCTGCCAGCTGCACTCCGAAATCACCTCGTGGAATGTCTTATAGGCCATCTTATCCGGCACATCCTTGAGCGATGAGTTCGCCCAGATCTCCGCGATACTTGCGCGGTTCTCTGCGGTCTGAGGCCGTCCAAAATAGGCTTCAGCGTCCGCAAGGAGCTTTGTCATCATCTCCACTGTCACGGTTTCACCCCCTTGAAAATATTTGCGTATGCTTCTGCGGTGCTTTCTGTGGCTTGTTTCCCGCGAGGCTGTTCTTGTCGGTGCTGCTCATTCGCTGCCACGTCCCCCGGGGTGCGTATCCCATCCCGCTGCCAGCCAGACAGGATGCCGTTGATGTAGTTCCACGAGCGTTTCCCAGCTTCTGCGGCCTTGTCGATCGCTAGCAAAATCATCTCCGTGCTGTACTCCTGCCGCCATTTTTGCAGTTTTTCCAGTGCCGAACGCGGGAAGTCGCCGATAGCACGTTGGTAATGCTGGACGATTTTTGATAACTCCATATCAACGGCGGCGGTGTTATCGCGCTTTACAACATCTACATCCCCATCTACATCTACATCTCCATTTACATCTACATCTACAGTTATTTTTGTTATGTCGTCATTAACATTGTTATCGTTTGTTATTTTTGTTATGTCTTCAGGCTTTCCCCAGCGCTTTGCCATACCGCGTTTTCCGGCGTTGCTGCGTTTCTTGCGGGTTTCATCCCATTTTTCAGACGCCCGTTTTACGTCGCTGCACATAAATTTCCAGTTGCCCCGCATCCCGCGGTCTGAAAATTCGGGCTCTTCTCCGGTTTTGGCGTACCGTGCAAGAGCTCGCATCAACTGCCCAACCTCTGCGTCGGAGTATTCTTCCAGCGCGTCGAACCAGCTCAGATACGCCACAAATGACTTTTTATCGTCCTGTGCCACTCAATCACCTCCTTTGCGCGCCCGTATAGCCAGATAGCACAGCTCTCGGCTTAGAACGGGAGGTCTTCGCTGTCGTCGATGACCGAGAAGTCGTCTGCGCTGCCCTGCGAATACTCCGGTACGCTCTGAGGCTTCTGCGGGGCGCTGTGAGCGGTGTTTGCTTCGCGCACATGATTTTCCGTCTGCTGGTCGAAATCGCGCACAGTGGGCTTCTCTGCGGCCTTTCCGCCGCAAAAGCTCACCTGCAACGCAAGAACCTCGGTGGCTGTGCGGTTGTTACCATTCTTGTCCTGGTACTGACGGGTCTGCAAGCTGCCTTCGATGGCGATCATGCTGCCCTTCTGGAAATACTTACAGACGAACTCGGCGGTCTGCCGCCACGCGGTGACGTCGATAAAATCGGACTTGCGCTCTTCGCCCTGCCGGGCAAAGCTGCGGTCACAGGCAATGCGGAAACTGCACACATTGATGCCGCTCGGGGTGGTCTTCAATTCCGGCTCGTAGACCAGACGGCCCATCAGCGCAACAACATTAAGCATGGGCCGCACCCTCTTCCTCGGCGTCGCCAGCGCCTACCTCGTAGTCGATGTTGGCGCCCATCAGGACCTCCGGACACTCGGCGCGGGCAAAGTAAGCGGCGGCGCGGTACTTGAGCATCATTTCGGTCATTTTGGGCCAGTAGCTGCCATTCTTGTTCCACCACCCGGCATCCTTTGCCATCTTGACCGTGACTTTCGGACCTTCGACCTTTTCGCCGGTGAGCTTGTCCACGCCGATCAGGCGGCAGCCCCAGTTGTCGGTGCCTTCTTCGCCCTCCATGCGGTAGCGGGTGCGGCCTGCAAACTGGCCGCTGTTGTCGATGAGGGCCTTGCAACTCTTGCCGCTCCATGTGGGCATACCATGGACGACGTAAAGGTTCTGCATGACGAAAAGGTGCGAGACACCCATGCGCAGGGCCATCTCGCAGGCGATGGCACACGCGCCGGGATTGCCAGTGTAGGTCTGAGGCAGAAAACCTTCGGGCAGCTGTGCCATCGCGGCGGCTTTGGACTTTGCAAGCATCCAGTTGCGCTCGTCAATGGTCAGGCCCTGAACCTTCTCGGCGTAGCTCTGACGTTGCGGAGGCTGAGTGGGTGCAGTGGGCGCAACAGGTGCAGGCACCTCGGCGTTCTGGGCGACAGCCGCATTCTGGTTGAGCATTTCAGCAGGAGACTGGTTCATTTTTTCAGGCATGGTGAATTTCCTCCTCGGTAAATTTAATATCGATGATATTTGCATAACGCTTGATGGCGTCAAGCTCGGATTTGGTGCAACGGAAAACAAGCTTCCGGTCCCTGGGTTCTTCCTGGCGAGTGAAACGGGCAAAGAAATCGTCATCGTACTCGTCCGGTGTGTAACCATCGCCGTAGCCAACGCCCGGCTGCACAAGGCTGACAGTGTAGGGGTTCTGCGCTGGGCCTTTGTAGTTGTCCGGCATCCCACGAATGACAGCTTCCCGTAGCATGGTGCGGTACTCGGTCATGTAACAAAAATCTATGGATTCATACGGCTCAGGCATGATTTCTTCGCCGGCGGCGGCGTGGACGATGTCAATGAGGCACATGAGCTCACCGACCCGGCGATAAATCGAGTCGATTGTGCGGCGGGTCTCCTGACTGCCCAGCTGATGGCTGCGGGCGAAGCCGGTGAACAGAGCCACAGCATAGTTGACGTCGCTGGTGAGCTTGTTGCCGGTGCTGATGAGTCGGAACAGCACATTGTCGTTCCCGACGTACTGAAAAATGCCCTCGGCCTTGTTGGACAGGTCTTTGATTCGCGCTCTGCGGGCTAACGTCTGACTCATGTGTATTACCTCCCGTAAATCTTGCGGCCCGAAGAATCCAAGACGTCGACATGGTCATAAAGCGGCCAGTTTTCGTCCGCCCAATGCTGAGCCTGCACACTTGATAACACGGGGTCAAAACCGGCAAAAACCAGTTTATCGCATCTGCCAGGATCCCCTTTATGGTAAGCATGGCAGCAGAATGAAGCCTGCTGTTTTTGAGTTTCATCCCGATGGATGTGCCGCAGCCGTTCCGGCTGTCGATTATTCCAGCGAATCTCTGCGGCTCGCATATATCTACCGTTCATATTCCTGTTCCCTTTTCGTCTTTTTGCAGTAACGGCGAAGCGGAGGGAGACAGTCGACCTCCGCACGATCAATGCGCTCCTGCTCAAAAATGTACTTGTGCGGGTGCTTTTTTTCATGGCGTCGGTGTCCAACGGAAGACACAAAGCTGTTGGCGGTCTTGTATCCAAGCTTCGCAGCGCACATGGCGGACGTTCCCGCTGCCACTACCTCACCGGTTTTGGCGCTGTACACTGTGTACCATGTGACATAGTGGATGTAATCAGCCATGTGCGACGTCCTCCGCATCGTGGAGGGCTGTGAGCAGCCCATCTGCCGCCGCGCTATAGACCTCTGATTTTTCCCGGCAGATGACCCGCAGCCAGATGTCTCCCGTGAGCGCGGACTCCGTTGCAAGCCGTGTGGCTGTTTTAAGGTGCTCTTCGGCCTGCTGCCGAATCAACTCTTCCAGCTTCATGCGCCCTTCTCCTCATCCTGCGGATACTCCGGGTTCCGGGCATGGTTGCGGACGATTTTGCTGTAACCGCTGCGCTTATACCGTTTGTTGTCCTCATACATCCCATAAAACGACATCGCCAGCCCGGAAGTAGATGCAACAATAATCCAAGGCGCGGCATATGCAGCCTCGGCGATGTCCCAGCCGCCCCAGCAAACCAGTGCAACGGCCAGCCAGGAGCAGGCCCAACGCACCGCCTGCACCGCGCCGATAATAGCCAGCAGACCTACCGTGCCGACGACGGCGAACGATTTGAGTCTCATTCTCTTGGTTCCTCCTTTGTATAAACCTTTTCGAGTTTGTAAAAGTCCTTCACCCACGCCATAAAACCGGCGCGGGAGATGTCCGGGCAGGGCTCTTTTGTTCCTACGGAAGGAATCGCCCAGCTGGTAAACAGCCCCGCCTGGATCTGCGCTCCCAAGACCTTTTCAGTCTTTGAGATGTTGTTGTCCCGAAGGATCTGGACGCATTCGCCTATCGTAAGACTCGGCTTCTGCATGGCCTGCTCCTTTCTTTCAATTTGGTTTTGCAGTGCTTTTTACGGCTCTGCTTCCGCAAACTCTCCGTTTTTGAGCGTGTACCAGACATTTTCTTTGATGTGGGTGCCGTCTACTTTTGCCATCTTTGCCCACAGCATATTGCCGTCATTGTCGTACTCAGTCAGCACCAGATAGCAGCCAAGAACGCCCCGTGCCTTACTGTGTGCGCCGTTTGCGACTGCGACATTGTCTTTTCCATCTGCTTTTGCACCGCAATAAGCCCCAGTGGCTGCCGCCGTGCTGTAATCGCCGCTGGAACCTGCCGTGCTGTAATCGCCGCTGGAACCCGCCGTGCTGTAATCGCCGCTGGAACCTGCCGTGCTGTAATCGCCGCTGGAACCCGCCGTGCTGTAATCGCCGCTGGAACCTGCCGTGCTG